TGGGTGGCGGCTCCTACACACTGCTGAGCGCTGAGCCGATCGACAAAGTGCCGTTTGCAATTTTTGAGGTTTCGCCGGAACCACACAGTTTTTTCGGCACCAGTATTTTCGATCTGATCAAAGAGGATCAGGACGCCTCAACCGCCATGCTGAGATCTGTTCTGGACAGTGCGGCGATGACCTTGACGCCACGCCTAGTTGTGCAAGAAAATGCAATAAATCTGGACGATATCCTCAATAATGAGGTGGGTGCCGTGATCCGCGCCAGGCAGCCCGGCGCTGTGCAGTCGCTCGACATTCCCTTTGTTGGCGCTCAGGTTCTGCCGGCGCTGCAATATTTAGACGCGCAAATCGAAAGCAAAACTGGCGTGACAAAAGCCAGCCAGGGGTTAAATCCCGATCAGTTGCAATCGACAACGGCCGTTGCAGTTTCAGCGCAAATGAGCGCCGCCGCCGCCCAGGTCGAGGTAATGGCCCGCAATCTTGCGGAAGGGGGCATGACCCAGTTGTTCAAGCTGATTTTGCACTTGAGCATCCAGCACCAGGACAAGAGCGCGATCATGCGTTTAGAAAATAATTATGTTTCAGTTGATCCTACGAGTTGGGATGCCGATTATGATCTGAGTGTGAATGTCGGACTAGGCACTGGCCGTGCTGAAGAGCGCGCAGCGGCGCTGCAACAGACCCTCAGCATTCAACAGCAGATCTTGCAAGCTTACGGCCCCGGCAGTGGATTGACAACGATGAGTCAGTATCGAAACACGCTGGCTGATTTGCTGGCATCTGCGGGAATTAAAAACGCTGATCGATATTTCCAGCCTTTGACGCAAGAACAGGAACAAGCGATGATGGCCCAGCAAGCCCAGCAAGCGCAGCAACAAGCGCAGCAAGGCCAGCCAGATCCCAATGCGGCGTTCCTTCAAGTTGAGCAGATGAAATCTCAGCAACGCAGCCAAAGCGACATGATGAAACTGCAATTGGATAGCCAGAAGGCCCAGGCGAATATGCAGTTGAGACAACAGGAAATGGCGATGTCTGACGATCGTGGCCGGGATCAAATGGTACAAGATCTGGCGGTCAAAGTGGCTGAGATCTTAGGTAAATATGGAACTTCTGTTGACGTTGCGCGTGTGCAAGCTGAGCAAGCTGCCCCGCGCGATCAGGGGATAAATTAATTGGATGTTGGAGTAAAAGCTGCGCGGGTCAAATCGATCTTGTCCGACAGTGTATTCCAAGAGATTTTGGCAGACGTGAAAGCAGACCAGGTAAATATCTTCCTGGCACCTGGCAGCAGCGAACACCAAATATCAGAGGCACGGCTGTTAATCCGCGCAATGGAACATTTGATCGATCGAATGCAACGGACGTTGCACGATGCGCAGATGGCCGACAGAAAGAACAAAAAAAGGCCGTAGTACCGTGATGGACACGACTACAGAAATGAATCCTAACGATCACCGATCGGTAGCGGAAGCACTGATCATGCAACCAGCAGAGGCACCTCTAGACGAGACCTCAGAGGCGCCGGTTGAGCAAAACGTGTCGGATGATCAAACCGATCAGCCCGATCAAATTTTTATGGATGACGAAGGCACAGAGCCGGAAGTTTATGCCGAACCTGATGAGCGTATGTATACCGTTAAAGTTGATGGCAATACGCAACAGGTCAACGAGCAAGAACTCACCCGTGGCTACAGCGGCCAACAGAAAATCCAGCAAGGAATGCGCGAAGTGGCTGAAGCCAGAAAACTGGTCGAGGCACAATCACAGAAAGCGCACGAACTACAGCAACAGCATGCCGATTCTTTGGCTCAGCTTAATAGCCGGTTGCAAAACGACGATCTAACGCCGCCCGACAAAACTTTGAGAGAAACAGATCCGATTGGATACCTGGAGCAGATCGAAGACTACCGTGAGGCGATGTCTGAAAGACAATCTCTGCAAGCCCAACAGTATCAAATGGCACAACAGCAACAGGCTCAACAAACGGCCCAGCGCAACCAATACGTGCAAGAGCAAGCCCAATCATTAATGGAACAGATACCGATTTTGAAAGATCCGGTTGAAGGCCCAAAAGTGATCACCGGCATGATGACTGAAGGTGTAAAATATGGATTTTCTGAAGCAGAAATGCAGAACGAAATCGATACGAGATTTGTTAAAGCGCTGCACCGTCTTCATTATTTGGAGACCCGTGGCAACATTGATAGCGCCCCCGAAATGAAACGGGGTGCAATCAAACCAGGCGCAAAAAGATCGAATGTTAGTAGCCAGACAAAAGCAGCACAGACGGCAAGCACTCAAATGAAACGCACTGGTCGAACAGAAGATGTCGCGCAGTGGATAATGAGCGGAAAATAATACAATGGGCGTTAATTCAAATACCGTACAAACATATGCGGTGACTACACTTAGAGACGATCTGCAAGACGCGCTGATCTCAATCTCACCTACCGATGCACCATTCATGCAGGCGATTGGCACTAAAGATGTGTCCAACACTTTGTTTGAGTGGCCAATCACTGAATTAGCAGCGGTAAACGCCTCTAACCGGGTAATCGAAGGCGAAGCTGCGCCAGGCAATGACGCAGCGACACTGCCGGCAAGGGCGCAAAACTATGTGCAACTGTCGGATAAAGTCGTTGAGACATCGTCAACAAACGAACAGGTGAACGGTGCGGCTAATGCTCAGACAATGGCTGAGCAGATCGCCTTAAAATTGCGTGAGCTAAAGCGAGACATGGAAAGTATGTTGTGCGGAAATGCAGTTGCATCCGCAGGCTCAGCATCCGCTGCGCGCGCAACCGCTGGCCTTGGCGCTTGGCTACGGTCAAATGTCAGCAAACACAGCGGCGGAACGAACCCGACAGTAACTGGTTCGGGCAATGCGGGATCCCCCAACGCCGCATATAGTAACGGCACGTTGCGTAGTCTGACCGAAGCAATGAGCAACGATGTTGTGCAACAGTGCTGGACTGAAGGCGCTGAGCCAACAATGATTTTGGTCGGCCCGGCGATCAAGCAAAAAATCTCCAGCACGTTTACTGGGAACGCGACACGCTACAAGGACGCCGACGATAAAAGAATTAACGGCGCCGTTGATTTTCTGGTAACCGATTTCGGGGAGTTACAAGTAGTGGCGTCACGTTTCTCGTCAGTTAGAGAGGCCTACGTGATCGATCCAAATTACGCGCGGGTAGCGTATTTGCAACAAACTAAACAAGAAGATCTGGCCAAAACAGGCCACTCTCAGCGCAAGCTGATTTCTTGCGAATATGGCTTGCAAATCGATGCGGAATCGGCCCACGGGGTCATCCGCGACATCCAAGCCTAGCCAAACTGAGCGCCCAGGAAACTGGGCGCTCATCAACCCATAAAGGCAAATCATGCGCACCCAAATCAAAGAGCAAGACGGTTACGTCCATGTGAGAGAAACAGAAGACGCTCAGCCTTTGCTGGACGCAAATCAGCGTCTCAGATCGATTTATGACGAAATCCCTAATCACGGCCGCAACGGCCGCCTGGCGGCGCGCGTATCAGCAACTGTGGCTCAAAACTGGGCTAACGAATGTGGCCACCCGATCGGCACTCAGGGCTATATGGCATACGCCAAACGTAAGCTGCTGACTGGCGATTACAGTAAATTCAGAATCGAGGGCTTCTAATGGCCTTCACCTACACCTCGTTAAAATCAAGCATCGCAGATTTTCTGAACCGGGATGATTTGACTAGCGTTATCCCCGTTTGGATTGAACTCGCTGAGGCTGATTTTAACCGCCGGATCCGGCATTACGAAATGGAGGGGCGCGCCAGCGCAGAGATCGACACGCAGTATTCGGCGCGACCAAGCGATTGGCTTGAAACAATCAGATTTCAAATTATCGATGGCGGCACATTCCCGATCGAATTGGCATCTAATGCGCAGATCATGGAAATGCGGCGCAACGTCAGCAATGTTGCTGGGCGCCCGGCATATTATGCTTTTGTTGACGGCCAGTTTGAAGTTTTTCCCACGCCAAATCAGGCTTACACGTCAGAATTAATCTACTATGGGAAAATACCGTCACTGAGTGGAAGCCTGGCTACAAATTGGCTGCTAGGCGCTCACCCTGATGCGTATTTATACGCCTCTCTAACGCACTCAGCCCCATATTTGCAAGAAGACGCCAGGCTGCAAACTTGGAGCGCACTTGCGGAGCGCGCAGTCAACGAAATCGTCGAGACCAGTAAGGCTGCAAAATATAACGGCACCGGCCTGAGATTGCGCCATCGCGGCCTAGCAACAGCATCAACTAGGAGATTTTTATGAGCCTGTCTAATACTTTCGAGACGCATGTCTTAACGTATCTATTCAAAACTGATAGCCTGACACGGCCTACGCAATACCATCTAGCGTTGTATACAGCAGCCCCAAACGATGCCGGTGGCGGCACTGAAGTTAGCGGAAATGGTTATACCAGAAAAACTGTCGCTTGGACTGTCAGCGGGAATAATGCAACGAATACAAGCGCAATTGAGTTTCCGGCTTGTACCGGCTCAGCCTGGGGAACGATAACGCATATTGGAGTTCACACAGCATCTTCTGGTGGCGATTTGATAGTTCACAGCGTTTTGACTGCGGCAAAATCAATAGCGGTTGGCGATGTTCTGAGAGTCAACATTGGCGAATTAGACGTGAATTTGGATTGATTTATGGCAACCATCGTCACGCGCACAGGTAAAGGTTCTGAACTCACCCATTCTGAGGTCGATGCGAACTTTACAAATTTGAACAACGCAAAGATCGAAACAAACGCAGCAGTGCGCGCGGCGGTCGAAGCCGCTGCTGACAGCAATGTTTTCGCAGACGCAGACCACACCAAGTTAAATGGCATCGAAGCATCTGCAACTGCCGATCAGAGCAATGCTGAAATTCGTGCAGCCGTTGAAGCCGCTGCTGACAGCAATGTTTTCGCAGACGCAGACCACACCAAGTTAAATGGCATCGAAGCTTCCGCAACTGCCGATCAGAGCAATGCTGAAATTCGTGCAGCCGTTGAGGCCGCCGGTGACAGCAATATTTTCACCGATTCCGACCACACCAAGTTAAATGGCATCGAAGCTTCCGCAACTGCCGATCA